GCCCCAGGGATTGCCCCGCCCATAATGTTCGTCGCAGAAAGATTCGTCATGCCCGCCGTAGACGAGAACCCCAGGCGCACGTAGCTATTGGTGTACCAATTACTGAGCGTGATCGTCCCAGTCGGCGTCCCGTCAAAAAACCAGACGCTATCGAGCACGATGTTGCTGTACGAAGCTGCTTTCCCAGCAGGGAGGAAATGCCGCCCGCTGGCCGCTGTCGCCGCCGTGGAGTTTTTGACGGTGACATGATCCCAAGTCAATGTGCCGGTGAGATCTGCCGCTACAGTGCGGTCGGGCCGACCGCAGGTGTCAAACTCCATGTACGATAACGTCTCACTCGCCCCACGAAAGGTATTAGCATTGGACGAGCTACCCAACCGATAGAACCGCCCGTACTGAATGTCCAGCGCATTTTTCCCTGCCGCCGACGCCGCGAAGTAGCCCCAGGTCGCGCTCGTGCCGTTGACGGACTGGATCAGCCCGCGATTACCTGACGCCCCACGAATCATGATGTTGGCTACATTGATCGTGCGCGCTGCCGTGGTCGCCTCAAGTTGCACGGTTCCGCCTGCATTGACTCGCAGCGTACCCGTGCCGGTCACATTACCGTCAAACGTGATGACGCAACTCGTATCCGCCGTGAGTGTGCCATTGATCGCCGTCGCCAGGACGGATCGCGCATCGCTACAGGTCACGGTATCGGTGCCGGAAATCGTCACGGTATCTGATCCGGTTGGCACCACCCCTCCAGTCCATGTGGAGCCAGTCCCGTAGGCTCCGCCTCCGGTGCCATTACTGGTAATCGCCGCCGCATGAGCCAGCGACGGAAGCAGCAGCAGCAGAATAGCTATCGCAAGATTCAGTATCATCGTTGGAATCTCCCTAGATTTTGCTCTTGCACGCGCCGACCGTTACGATCAATCCCGATACGCCTGTGGTCGCTTGCACGTCCACGCGAGTTGCGGCTGTAAAGCCTGTCAAGGGCGGATCAAACGCCATTGTCGCGCCGTTTGCCCCGATAGGGATAGTGGCTCGATTCGTCCCACCATTTCCGTCGAGAATCTTGACACCCGTTGCTGTGCCAGATGTATTCAGTATGGAGATCCAATTAACAATCACTTTCACGCCTGCCGCCTGTGCGGCAACGGCTTGCGTCGAAGTGGTATCTGTGATGCTTGATGTCGGAACAGGGGTAATCACATCTTCCAGCGAGCAGCGAGATCGTACAATGGGGATACCGTCTGTGCCAAAATACCACCGCACAACGTCACCCGTCGCAACGGCGGTTTCACCCGCAACGCTAGCAGTCGCATGTCCGCCTAAGACAACAGGGTATTGCGAGTCCGCCGCATCGTGGGCCGCATTCCCACTAACCGCCTGTACCGTGACTCCCGTAACGCGGATCGCATCGTTCGTGTCGTCGGTCATGGCATCGCCCAACGGCGTGATAAATACGGGCATTGTCCATAGCGCCCCGCCCGTACAGTCTACAGTCGCCCAGTCTCCGTCTAGCCCTGCACTCGTTGCGCGGGTGTCATTGCGGCGGCAACCCATTTTAGCGATAGCCTCGCCGTTCGTATGCGGAGCATCTTCCGCGATGCCAATGGGAAGGTATTCGGCCTGGACAAGATGGGGGGCCATGAGTACGGCACACAGGAGAATCAATAGACGTTGCATTAATAGCCTCCTTAAAATACAGACCAGGCGGAAGTGCCGTCTGCTGCAAGATCAACCGCTTGATATTGAAGCGTTAGGGTGGCGCTGGTGCCACCGTCAATCGTGTCAGCCCCCGCTCGGCTAATCGTGCAGGAGTTTGTCCCGACGTTCTTGAATCGCAAGATCAGTTTATTCGTCGCGGCTGGGAGGGTGACCGAAACGGCTCCCCCTGTGGAGTCGCAGAGAATCACGTAGTCGGTAATCAGCGCCGTGTATGGGGAGGCGGCGAAATTCACCGTCGTCACGGCTGGCCGCACCGCCGTGGCGGTAATGATTCCAGTGGATGACGGGATTAGAGAGCATCCTGCCCCACAGGTCATCGTGGCCGCCGTATTAGAGCCGCTTCCGATCGCGTCAAATGTGGTTCCGCCACCGGAACTTTGATCGGTCCCGCAACTAAAGGTGTTGGTACTGTTGTCGTAGAGGAGCTTGCTTGTCGTCGCATCCGAGCATGAGGGAAGCGTTTTGGCTTGCCATGTAGTCCCATTCGCTACAATCACCGTATCGTCTACCTTACCGATCACCACTTCAGACGAAAGGCCAGCATTCGCCGTCACCACCAAGAAATCCGCACCATACGGAGCAAACACCGTTGAGGGAGAAACCACGCTCCATGTAGAGACGCCATCGAACACACACAAAACGCGATATTCACCGCCGCCACTCGTACAGTCATCAAGTGCATTGCCATCCAGCGCCACCCGCGCCATTCCGTCCGGGCCAGAAGTCGGGAAACCGGCAATCGGCCCCTCCGGTAAACCTGTTCCCGCTCCAGCCCCACCTGCCAGTAGTGCAACTAGGAGCGTAATCGTAATGAATCCGCTCAACCTTTTAAGCATGGGCAATCCCCCAATCGGCTCACTACAAGCGAGCCGGAGAGCTAATAAGCATTGACACCGTTAAGGAATCTCCACCGCCACCGCCAGAGAGGGACGGACGCACGCCCAGCGTATTTTCTTGAAGTTGCAGCGGGACATTGCCGCTTGAAATGGCAACCACGGCGCCCTCAATGTCACTGAGATTGCCCCAAGTCGGAGAGAGCGCGGTACCGGCCGAGTCGTAGCACTGTTGGTTAGTACCTTGGATATTGACTGTGGCAGTTGCGTAGGTGCCGGTGACTTGCACACTCTTTTCCGCGCGATGAGGGCAGACATACGCCTTGCCGGTATCCGTGCCGGTCAATCCGGTCCAGACCACCAGCAGCGCGCCCATGATGTTGTTGCCGGCCGCGTCAACCGGGATGCTCACCGTAAAATCTCTTTCAGCCATGATGCCCCCCGTTATGCGCCAAGCTGTTCATAGTCCAGAATGACGACCGGCTCATCGCCGGCATCCGGCGCCGTGTTGCCGTCATGTGTCGTCGTCACCGCATAGGAGAGGGCGGTAGAGAGATACAGCCCCCCGCCGTTGCCTTGGAATTGCCCACCCAACCGCGCTGAATCAAAATTCCCGCTACCAGCAGGAACGGGAATCACCACTTCAGGCGCATCGGTGCCAACCGTAGGGGAAGCAATGTTGAAGATTTGCAGAAATAGGCGCGGCGCATCGGTTGTGCGCTGTTCCACCTTGAAATTCTTGAGCAAGGTGGCGCCGGATCGTACTTCCGTCGCCGTCGCGTTCTGTGCGTCTGTGCGTGATTGCATGGCGAATCTCCTCTTAGGCTGACTTGAAACTCATTCGATGTTCAGCGCGTCCAGGGCGCGAAGTCCCGCGCGCTTGCGGGTTAGCAAAGGTCACGGTCTGCACATCCTCTTGCGAGGCTGGGCGCACCACGGAATCAGGGTTTGGCTCAGATCCCGGCAGCGCCGGCACTACCTTTTCAACCTTCCCAATTCCTAAATCCTGTTCGCCGGCCTGTCCCAAGACTTTCGGCTCTGTCTCGGTCAACCGCTCCACGTTGGACCGATCAAGGATTTCTACCGCGTTACGCTCTGACAGCGGCCCATCCAACGGGGTATCAGGAAACTGCCGATCCCCCGGAATGCCAAGGGCAAACACGGTTTCCAACCCGCTTGCCAGATCGATTCGCAAAGTCGATTGTTCCGCCAGGGCATAGGCCACATTCGGCGGATAATGCTTTTTCTCATGCGGTTCAAAGACCAACGCTTGCCCGTCAAACATGCCTTCCCATCGCACGTTTCTCCGGTTGACGACGGGGATTGCGCTAAATGCGTCTGCCATGTCATGCCTCATTGCTAAAGGGAAAAGCGGGAGGCCCCGAAAGGCCCCCCGCGCCAGTCACCCGCTACGGCAGGTGAACCACGACCGCGTTATTCGTAATGCCAGACAGCTTCCAATTCCGCTGAGGAGCTTCGCAGCCGATGTTATCGAACACGCGATACACCGCTTCGTAGGCGTCATAGCCATCCACGAACCGGAGGATCGAGCCGTGATCGTCGGCCCACTGGCCTTCGGTCAAGGTCCAGTGCGTGAACGTGTCGTACTGCAAGCCGAACATCATGCCGTAAGGGGCATCCTTGTCCGTCTTGATCGGAATGCCGCCAAAGTCCAGATCCTTCCCCTTGGCCGCAGCGGTTCCGCCATCCGGCCGAACGAGGGAGGCCGACATGTACCGGCGATCGTTCTCCAACATCACCTGATACGCACGCCGCACGGCATGCTCACACCAAATGGCGTCTGTCTTGCCGCGCGCCTTCTGATGCACGGTATCGAGCGCGCGCTGCATCACATCGGCGCTCAACGCGCCCACCGAGGCGATTGCCACGGATTGCAGGTAATTCCCAGGAGAAGCCGACCGATCGATTGCATGAAGGGTGCTGACATAGGTAGTGGTATCCACCAATCCCAGCATGCCCATGATTTCCCGGTCATACGTGGTTTCGTTCACATCGGAGGTATCCGACTGCATGGCGATTACCACGTAGTCGTTATCTCCTACGGCCGCATCGCAGGCCGCTGTAATATCGAAGGAGGTTCCGGCAGCGGCCACAGTGTCCACCGTGCGCGCGCCACCCGCGCGAATGGCCCCAGTACCGGGATTGATAAACGCCACGAACATTCCCGGCTGGATGAACCGGGCGCCGTTCACGCTGCCGGCCACGCCATGAGGCGCATCGACCGTGATTGTCGTTGTCGTGCCAGGATCCCCGTTGACCAAGCACAGCACGCCTTTCCCGAAGCCCCACACCGCACGGCCCCGGTAGTTCGACATGTCCTCGACAAGGCCATCGATTTCCGATCCCAGCGCACGCGCAAACGCCCCCTTGCTCTTGAGCGAGGCGTTAATGACCTGCGCGGTCAACCGGATCGACCCATGCGCGAACTTGCAAGGAATTTCCCAGTCGTCGTACTGCTGTTTGCCGGGAGTGTGGTAGCGGTATCCTTCCGTGGTCGCTGCCGCAGAGTAGTTCCGCTTCAGGCGAACCGGGAATACCACCTTCTGTCCGGTCCATGATTCGCTGTCCTTCTGAATCTCAGCCAACAACGGCTGTTCATCGTTCAGCGAATCAACAATCCCCTTCTCGTAATCGATCTTGAGGACTTCGTTAAAGGCGTCTACTGCCGTGGATTGCACGTTTGAAAGAGCGGCCATCGTTCCTTACCCTTCTGCACTCACTCTGCCTTGGAGCCGTTCAAAAGCTCTGGCATGGAGGGCTTTGCCCTTAACGGGCGTGGGCGACGGCGGCGCAGGAGGCGTGCCCCCAGGCGCAGGGTTGCGCGGGAGGTTGGCAATCTTCGCCGCAATCGCGGATTTGTTTTGATTGATCTTCGGCATGAGCTTGGCTTTCACGCGCTGGGCTACTTCTCTCGCGTGGTTTGGATCGGCAAAGCATTCGGCTACATCGTCGTCCGTCATTTGCGCGGCAACGATTGTGTCCCACTCGTCTTTGCTGTACCCGATGCTTTCGAGATCCTTGTCAAAGAAGGACCCCACGATTTTCTCGACCTTGTTCATGGCCCGATTCGCCGCAGCGGAAACTTGCGTAAACGCCTTCTCACCCATTTCCGCTTTAGCCTGTAACTGTTCGAGGCGCTTTTCCATCGCTTCGATCTTCGACAACGGCTCTTTGATCTTCAGCTTTTCCCACCACTGTTCCCGGTGCGAGTCCTCTTCCGACTGCGTACCGGCCGAACGTGGTTGAGGATTGGTCCGCGCTTCCAATTCCTGAATCCTGGCCGACAACGAGGCAATGCGGCCCTGCGCTTGGCGCCGCTCGTTGACCAAGGCCGATAACGGCACCGTCTTTTCAGCCGGCGATTGCGGAGGAACACCGGAGTTCCCTTCGTTCCCCAATCCCTCTTGGCCTGCTTCGTTGACTTCCTGAATTTCGTTCTCCATACGACCCCCTTACGCCACTATCGGGTGGCGAACCGTAATCCGCTGGATAACGGCCAGCGTGCCGAACCTCGCCTAATGACGGGGGCGAGTGTCCCGAAAGTGTTAGGCGCCCATGTTCACCGGATTATTGATATGCCCCCCTTGCGGAGAAGCCCCCACCTGTTCAGGAGGACCGCCCCCCGGTTGCGCTTGGCCCGGAGGGGAGCCGGCCGGTTTGCCGGGAGGAGTCGGCCCACCGGCCGCTCCGGGTGGAGGCGGCATCATGCCGGCGCCAGCTTGGATCATTGCTTCTTGCTGAATTCGCATGGCGTGCTGGGTGATATGCTGCAACCAGACGGCTTGCCATTCAGGGGAGAGCTTCAAGAACTTATCGGTCTTGGCAAACCGCTTGTGCGCCCATAGGTGGATCATGTGGTTATCGATTTGCTCGCGGTACCGCACGCCCCCTTGCGCCAAGGTTTGAACCTGCATCACCGCTGACTGAACCCGTTGGGGGTCGGCGCCGGGGGATTGCGCCATTGCCTGAACTTGCTGGGAGATTTCCGCTAAATCGTAAGCAATGGCGATTTTGTAAAACGCCTCTTCTTCGCGTGAGGCGTCTTTCATGTCCCAATCGGCTAGGTTGTCGTACTTCCCCATGCCGACCGATCGCAGGATTTCCGCTTTCACTTGGGGGTCTGACGGATCAATCAGCCCTTGCCCAATGAGTTGATCGACCATCGCTTGCTCAGACAGGGCCGATTGCGGTTTAGCGGATCCCGCCTCAACCGTGAGGTTCAGGCCGGCCATCGACTCCTCTTTGAACTTGCCTACTTCCCATTCGCCGTGTTCGCCAAGAATCGAGCGGAGTTGTTCTGCCGGCATGTACTCCTTGCACAGCGCCGTGACTTGCTGTGCCCACATGACCATGCCGTTTTCCCATCGCTGGAAAAGTGGCCCCCACCGCGATTGGCCGCGCTCAATCAATAGTTGAATGGCATAGCCGGCTGTGATCCCAGCAGGGGCCTGTCCCTTCAGTACGTCAAATACCGAGGCCATTTCCTCCATGTCGTTGTCGATCTTTTCGAGCCATTGCATGACGGAGGAGGGTACGTTTTCACCGGGCAACCGTTGCGGGTTGCTACTGGCGTTCGGGGAAAGTTGAATGGCTTTCAGCACCGCCCCCGGCTGACCGGAAAATCCCTCTACGTCCGTGCCGTAGGGGATGATCCAAACCGGATTTGCCATTCGCATAGTAATTAGCTGGATGAGGCTTTCGAGTTCGTTGCGCTGTTTCTGCTTCGGGCGTAAGTCACTCGCCACCGTCTTGCCCACAGCAGATCCGGGGATAGGGTCAAAAATAAATTGCGTGACAGGGAGGAAATGATTGCCGGCGTGGTCCTCTGGCAATTCCTCATTCTTTTCAAGCAGTTCGTTCCCAGCAATCACCGCCGTCAACCCATCGGGGTAGGTGTCATCCGGGCGCCGCACGTACCAGACTTCCGCATTGCCAGGGCGCCGATGTACTTGACCGGCCGAGGGGTTAATCCCAGGACCGCTCGCCATGTATGCCAAACTACTTGAGTAGAATTCCCCTAGCGTTGAAGTCCCGCCAGCCTCAACCTTCTCCCCACGCTTGCCGTACCGCGTCTTGAAGTATTCAAGTGTGCGATCTTTCACGCGAATGATGTAGGGTTGCCGGTGCCATTCGGTGACGCTGAAATCCATGAACACTTCAAACGGGGAGGCCACTTCGGTTCTGACGCTGCCGCCCGTAAATTGCACTTGCTTGGGTGCCCCGGTGGATGAGTCCATCGAGTACTCATGCTCATTCCCGCCGCATTCCTGGCACCCTTCCTCAAACCCAGTCGGCAAATCCTCGTTGCCGCACTGTTTGCACCGATAGATGGGAACCTCGATCGGAATACCGCCTTCCTGATCGTAGTAGTTCACCAGGTAGGCATTGCCGGTGTACGTCAACCAGCCGGCCAGCGTTTGCCGCCACAGGTTGAAATGCGTCATGTCCTTGACGCGCGACACCAGCTTAGTTGCGGTTTCAGCTACCGACTTGAGGCTTTCATTGTTGGGATCGTCCGACCGCCATTGCATGTCGGGCTGCACCCGGAGCATGAGGGAGACAAGCGCATCGAGGGTGGAGGCAAAGCGATTCGTGACAGGCTGGGGGATCCAGGGCTTGAGCTTCTTCTGACGGAAGCGCCGGCCCGTTTCATCCCACACAATCCACTGGTGGCCCTGCTTAAAAAGGAGATTGCCGTACCAATCGCGCTCAAAGGCAAAGCGCAGGTGCTTGGAGCGGTTTAGCTCTTGCTGGACTTCTGAAACAAGTTCGGCGTCGGTGAGTTTCTTAGCCAAGTCATGTGAGAACCGCTAAGAAAGTTTGACGCAACGGTGAGACAATGCACCCCATATCACATGGGATGCAGGTATGTCAAGTCTTTTATGGCAAGAGGGGGGATTTCTCGACATTGAGGCGATCGACTTCCAGCACGGCCCCGCTTCCGTCGTCATGCTCATCCAAGAACATGCCGAATGCCTGCTTTTGGGCGTTCTCAGAATCCTTGAACGTCATGCGGGGTTGCGGCGTCACTGGCGCCGTGCCTTGCCGCTCTAGTAGCGCATCAACCGCCTTTTCTTCCCGCTCGCGGGAATGGGCCAACTGTCCAGACAGCCGCGTGACTTGCTTCTCTAGCTCCGCAATCACTTGGTCTTTCACTTTGCACACCTGGCAGGGTTTCGACTTGAACCAGTTCATTACTTCACCATCCTGTAGGTTGAGCCGTCATCTTCGGTATATAGCACCACGCTTGCCGCACAGGGCACAGGATTCCGATACTGGCGTAAGATCCATGTCCCATGCAGTTCAATCCGCTCGCCGCGCTCCAAGATCGTGCCGGCCATGTCGCACACGGTAATACAGCGATTCCCCGGCGTGACCGGCCGCACTTCGCTTTGGTCAACATGGATCTTCACCCGTTGGCTCATGGATGAACGCCATGCGTTGTATGATAAATGCTTTTCACGGCTTTCATATACCCTTCTCTTCTACCTTGCCTTAATCCTCGTTGATAAGCCTTAAGGCCAACCTTATCTGTACGTCCAAACCCAGGACGATTTAGCAGCTTAAACCAAACACAAAATCTCACGATCCAATTTATCGGGATCGGATAACACATCGATCCCGAACGATCCCAACACCGATACGCCACTTCATAGAATCGAGGTATTTTCATTCCTTCAGGGATAAATACGCCAATGCTCAAATTCATAGGTTGAATTCCTCCATCGGTTCTTTCTCCGATTCCCGCGCCGCATGCTGTTCGTTGGTACGCCACAGACCTATCTTCTCCCACGCCTTGTCCTGATCGCTCTGCTTATCCGGCAGCATCGAGAACACGTTTACGATCAAGTACCGTAAGGCATCCATGACATGATCGTACCAGCCATCCTTTTTCGGGCTGTTCTTGATCCGCCCTTCACTGTCCTTCCCGCTCGCGCCCGTATCCAGCACATACCCGCTTTCAAAGCCTTCGTTGAGATCCTTATTACAGGGATCCAACCACAACCCCGGCGATCCATCGGCTTGCAGCATGAGCTTTTGTTCAATCATCTTGGCGCCTTCCTCGATGAAACTGAAACGATAGATCAACTTGATCTTGAAGGTGTTCAAGAGAATCATCGTGGTTGCGCCCTTGTCTGTCTCTTGCGCGCCGGCTGGGTCGCCATAGTCCCGAATCTCTTTCGCTTCAGGAAAACGGGCATTCGTTTCCGCTATGACGATGGGAACAAGTTGGTAGATGTTCAGGTTCGTATAGATATATGACCACAGGACCTTGAGTTTTGCTTTTTCGTCCACCTGGGCAAAGACAATGGATGGATGCCCCTTCCCAAAGTCCCACCCACGCAAGAGCGGCCGCGTGGGATCGTAGACGCAGCGCCGCACATGGAGCGAACGATTGAACGTAGAGTAAAACGGCTCGCCTTCGGCAATCGTATGATCGAGTTCATATTCCCGCTTCCAGTCACGCTCCGAGGTATCGGCCTTCTTTTTCGCAATCCACGCATCGCCGGCTTCGGTCCCTGGCCGCTTGTCAGGGTCGGCTGAGTAGTGGAGGGCAATGACGCGCCACCCCTTCGGAGTGTGCCACGCCCACACGCCTTCCATCGGCGCCTCTACATCATCCGGCACCTGGATGCCGTTGAGGATGCCGTCAGGGACCTTGCCGCGCTTCGCCGTAGGCTCTGCCGGTGTCACTTCAACCGTATCGAGAACGGGGGGCGGATCTTCCCTCTCGCGCTTCTTCGCAGCCCGACATTCCTTGCAATAGGTGTAGTACCCATCGCTGGCAAACTGGTTTTTATCGAAGTGTTCCTTGAACAGCGCGCGCCGGCAGCCAGGACAAAACTTTTCCGGCTGTTTCGCCTCTTCTTCGTCGGGAGGATTTTCGAGGAATCCTGTTATAACCGTCACAAGTCTACTTTCGTGTCATGTTCTTCTTCGGTGTCGATCACTTCCCGGTGCAACGTCAAGCAGGTCGGGCAATACTTCAGCCGATATTGAACCCCCTTCAACGTCGAAAACGTATGATGCAGCGGATCACCGAGCTTCGCTTTCCCTTCGCCAATCTGCATACGGACTCCCTTACCATGTGGCGTGAATCAATTTCTCCATGAGTCCACCGGCGTTGGCCGAAGAACCCCATATCCCTTGCCCGTTCTTGCCCAAGGACGGCATCGCCGCACGCAAAGACGCGCGCGCATTCGGTTGAAAATTCACTTCGTCGGCAAAGAACAGCGACACCGTATTTGACCGGATAATATCGGCGCCTTGCGGGATGCCCCAAAACTTGGCGTCACTATCCAGCATTTCCAGCTTCAGGCTGTTATCGAGCTTGGCTGGCCGTGCGGCCCGTATCTCTGGCGGTAGATGTTCATAGATAAAATGTACGCGATCCATAAACCCCACCGCATCCTCTTCGCGCTTGGTCTGGTAAATCGCCAAGAAGTTCTTGCGCGTAAGACAGCGCGCCAACCCATACGCGGCCCACGACCACGTAACTAACACCTGTCTCGACTTCGGCAGAATGATCCGTTGATGCAGACAATACTGTTCCAGCAGATAGCGGAGGTATTCTTTATCGGGTAGGGGATGGTCGCCGCCGTCCGGGTTATCTTCGTCGCGGGTTTTGAACCATCCCGTTTCAAGAATCATCGCGGGGATGTTCTTGGCGTAATACTTCAGCAGCTTTTCGGTCGCTTTATCGGCCACTAGGCTTTCTTTGCCCCCTGAATCTGTGTGGCCGTCGCGGTTCCACGTGGAACAAGCAACTGCCCCGTAAATGGCTTGCATAACAGCTTGCCGCTCTTGGATACCCGCGTCACTTCGTACAGCACACGGTTCAACTCAAAGAATGCGCCCTCGGCAACGCGCACAGGATCGATCTTATTCAGTGCATGCAGGATCATCCGTTCTCCATCCCCTTGCTTATGTGGCATCGAGGAAAGCGGAGAGAGCTTTTCGGCCAATGATTCACTCGGCACCTTCATTTGCGCCACATCCACCGCTGTTTGTAGCGCGGCCATCGGGTCTTTAGTCATCGATCTTCACCCCCTGCGCTTCCAAGATCTTCAACCGACGTTCCGCCGCGTTTAATTCAGGATTCGCCGCCTCTTTTTGGGCGTCACCAAAAATCGACAGCCCACGACCGTTAATCATCTTGGAGATTTCCAGCGTTTTCTCTGCCGCACGCATGAGCGTCCCTAGCTGTTCCGGGGTGGCGCGCAATTCGCCCGTCGCACTCAGCGTTTTCATGTGGACGGCTTCAGATTTGATCGTTTCCATGAGTTCCGCGAAGATCAGCAGGCTATCAATCGTTGCTTCATCGATAATCGCCTTAACTAATTCCTTCGCTTTCGGCCCGTACAAGTCACGAAAGACCGAGCCTTTCGCCAATTTCAGCGAGGTTTCAATTTCCGCGATCGTTTCCCCCAACGCCACCCGCTGCTTAATGTCCTTCAACACCTGCAACCGGCCGGCGCCGCGTAACATCAAGTGTCCGTGCCCCCGCATGGCCTTCGTGTAGCCATGCGGAGAACGGATATAGCTGTCCTTCGATCCTTTCGGCCGTCCCTGCTTCCGCTTTTCAGGCAGCGGGGGAGGGGCGGTTGTCTCTTCGTCGCTCATCGTTACCAACTTTTCACGGTTGGATCACACGATGCCACGCAGCGCGGCTCCGTATCGAACGTCACCGTATGATGCACCTTCTTGTACCCCCCAGCCGGCGCCTCTTCGACCTGCGTATGCTTCAGATTCAACCCGCATCCGCTCACCAACAGCGCCGCACACACGATCATCAATGCTTTCATCATCCCCCCCTTGGTTAAAGGCTTTCCTTCACTGACCGCATTTGTTCAGCCACGGCATTCAACCTCACCTGCAACCCGACGATTAACTGTTCAATCGTCGGGTCACTGGCCGCTTTCCCATCGGTAGTCGGGCATTCCGGTTTGTACCCAAACAGATCCCCCTCAACGATCGTCACATCACTCTCAAGTTGCGTTGTGATTGCATGGCAATGGCAGAGAACTTCCCGCAGGCCACTCTTCTTTATCGTGTCTTGATTCCGGCTTGCACCTACCGCCCCAATGACGCTCCCCATGACTCCCCCTTTGTTTTACCGTGTGAGTTCCACTTTCCGCACCGCATGACACAACCGCGCCTTCGCAAACCCCTTCGCCCCATGAATCCGTAACAGTTCCCCCCACGGATTCCCCGGCTCCCACAACCGCCGCAACAGAAAATCCTTTGCGTCCTCGGCCGCGTTCGTCGCATTCCGGGCATGATGATCTTGCGTCAAGTCCTGCCCCTTGCGCCGCCCCGCAATCGCAATGTCGTCCAATGCCTGTGTCACCACCGCTAACGCCAACCCCAACCCCCGCGCCGGCGCCTGCGGATCATCCTGCTTCGCCTGCGCGAGAAACGCCGCCCGTAAGAACGGCAAATCCGACGTATCCAGTGGTTTAGTCATGGTGGCGCCTCGCCATGTCTAGCAACCATTCCGCTACCTTCGTCGGCATCACGCAATACTCAGGACTCGGCACCGTTTTCAGCTTCGTCCTCAGTATCCATTGCTCCGCTTCCTTCACCATTTCCGCATTGTTCAGCGCATCCAGGTGGCTCATAACGACACCTTCTTTTCGATGATGAAGGCATCGCGTGCGATGTACGACTGAGGATGGTTCAACTTCAGTTCGTACAGATGCACCTTGCGGCGGCGATACGGTCCATTGAACGTGTCCACCCCCTCATGGAAAATTGTCATGTCTCTCGCTATATAGCACTCACTCGTCACATCCACCCATTGCTCAGGCGGCTGAGGCAATTCGCAAAGGACGAATTCAGACTTGGGGAGCATGAGGATGCCTGCATTGCTCTGGACAGGCCACGCTTGTACGTTCGGCGCCGTGTCTCCAATGATTTCCCACACCCCGCCCTCGCCGCTTATATGTCGCACCCACTTCCGTTTGTTCATCGCTCCCTCCCTTCTTCCGCCCGTTCCATCCTCGCCTCGGCCCGACATACTCGACACGGCCGCAGGTAATCAGGATGCTCCTCACAGTACTCCGACTCCTCCGGTCGATCGTCCTCTAGCAGGTTGTCCGGGAGACTCATTCCATCGCCCTGAAATTCTGTTCTGGGATCCACCCATCCCCCACAAACACCTGACACCCTTGGATCGGCCCCCACTCCGCCTGCCGGCCACTCCGCGCCCACTTCGCTTCGCAGGAGTACGAGGCCACCACACACACCAGCGCCACACACGCGCCCACGATGCCAGTCAGAATGACTGTCACGAACACCGACTCTCCCCAGGTCATACGCTCCCCCCTTTCTTTTTCGACCGCCGCACTTGAATCGCCTGCACCGTGCGGCCCAACCGTTCCGCCAACACTCGATCACACTCCCGATGTGCCACCACCGCCGCATCCTCTTCCGGCAACCACCGCCGAAACCGATTACTCGCCCCCGCCACAAACTGCCGGTAATACTTCTTCTTTGTCGCCTCGTACCGCTCCCGGTTCTTCTGCCGCCACCGCTTGTTGTACGGATACTGACTCCTCGGTTCACCCCTTCCAGACTCACCACCCACTCCCCCTTGTTCCTCTAGCTGCATCCCTCTCTACTCCCCCCAGCTAACCGCTGGGACCCTCCCACTCCGCTTGAAGCTCCGTGGGCCTCTTTTTTTTTGAATGCTTGTCGTCAAAAAAGATGTTTTTATGACGCGAGGGAGAAGGGCAAGAACCACCCACACTCCCCCCCCTCGTTTTTCCTCTTCCCCGTATTCACTCTCCTCTTGTTCTCTTCAACTCCGATTCCGAGAAAGGCTGTTCTCCCACATGTATTTCGCCGGGCATCTGTTTCCATATAGAGTGAGTGGGATGCACTCGGAATGGGTTTGATATAGGTACTGTATTAGACCAATGTCAAGTGGGATTCGGGGGATACTTAAGGGGGTTCTTTCAAACTTTTGTCAAGTAAAATGTTTGGTACTAACTAGAACGAATCTGAGAATCGGCTGGATTAGACAGGGGAAAGAGGCGATTATTAAAAATTCCCATCTTAGGCTGAAAGGGGAGCGAAACAGGCTGTAAGGCGTTATCTAATGAGATACACTACGTAGAGCATTGCGCTGGGGATAGGTTGTGGGTAAGTGGGGGAGAAGGGAGCGGGTTAGGAGATTGTTCTAGCTAGAACCAATCAGGATGACAGGAGCGCGGGTGTTAGCGTTTTGAGGGGTTCACGCTACAAAACGGCTTCCGTAATTGACTTATAGGCTGTTATTGGAAAGGGGTCCGACTAGTAGCATGGGGGGAAACGGGGAGGGGAGGCCCCCCGGACGGAGCCGGGAGGCCGAGCGATCTAGAATGGGTGCTTGATGGTTTCCTTCATGGCAGAGGCAAGCGCTTCATTCATCCTCTTTCTAAGCAGATCCGCCACCATATCGACAACCGCCCAGGACTCTACAGCATCCTTTGTGTCGGCTGTCCTGATAAGATCCGCCATCCAATAGGGGGTAGTAGAATCATTCAAAATATGGTCGCGGTCTTCTATGTATCCCATGTCCCTACCCCCTCCCTTCAGCCTTGGCAAGGGCCTGGGTAAATGTCACGCAGTAAGGGTGCATTACAGCGGCGAGGCGTACCGCCTCCAGCAGGTCCTGTGCAGCATATTGCACAGACAGCGGAACAGGCTCTTTGCCTTCGATCTTGACTGACTCCTCAAGCCATTCTTCGCACCACTCCTCTAGCTCTCTATTACTCATTTCCTGGAACCCAATGCGCCCCTCGATAAGAGCGTCCTGAGTGTCGTTCTCGTCCCAATTCTCAGCCCTATATGCCGCCAACTTCTCAATAGCCTCTTCTCGTGTCATGATTTCCCCCTTCCCTCGCACCGGCAGGCATTCCCTAGCCACCGATGGAGCCAGTTAGATCTAAGGCACTCCCGGTCCACCTGGCCCGATGGGTGGACGGTTGCCACGTGGTAGCCTTGCGAGCGGATTAGCTCACAATCGGTTGTAGCGATCGAGCAGCGCGTATGGTCGATTGACTCCATCACCAACACCGGCAGCATATCCCGCACCGCCAGGAGCCGCGCCGCTTGGATCGCATCACTTTGAGAGGTTAGCTGAAACATTGCGCCCCCCTTTCCCTTCCATAATCCCCGGCAGGATGTTAGCGATAAAGTAACACGCCCAATGCGGCACCGGATGCCGCCCCATTTCCCACCTGGCGACGGTGTTTCTTGTTGTTCCTAGCTCTTTTGCAAGCCCTTCTTGAGTCAAGCCCAACATTTCCCGCTCTTGTTTCAGCGCGTGCCGGCCGAGGGTTAGTTTATTCATCGGACACCCCGCAATCTTTGGCCTTGTGTGGATTCAGGACCACCAGCAGCGCGTCTAGCTGGTTTTCCGTGAGATTATCCGCCCGAATAGAGAACTTCTCCGCATCTGATGACTTAATAACGATCCATTCAGGACGATAGTCGCAAACCTCAACCCCTTCACGAACGCGATCAGCATTGAAAGGAACTTCTAACAGCGCCGCATATTTCCGCCCCGCCTCAACGAGCTTGCCCATTCTTACGTTAGTGGTATTGACAGCCTCAGACGCCCGAATGAATGCCGCTTCATATTCAGGCAGGAAGCGCCGGGAGATATCACGGATCAGGGCATCTACTGGCCGGTCTAGCGTCAGGCCAACGTCAGGCGCATCCTTCCCAGGCCAATAACTTCCGGTAATCGGCTGAGGATATCGCCCGTAGACTCTCACCCTGGCTTGCTTGTCGTAACGATCCGCCGCCAGGATAAAGCGCCGAGCGCCACCAGGCCCGACAATTTCAGCCTTCAAGTTGTCAAAATCGGGGTCTGGATTGCGGCCCACAGACCACCCGGCAAACGCTGGCGACTGACAGAGCGCAGCCGCTAACCCATGCAATTTTTCCCGACGCCGGGAGAGTTCTGCTTGTTCTTTCTTGCGTTTTTCCTCATATGTTAGGGTTTGAGCGTTCATCATTCCCCCTTTCTCGCCTGTATTCTCTCGCGCCTCTCTGCCATCATTTTGTCAGACAGATTCAAAGCATCTTTCCAGACTTTGTGGTACTCGCCCATGTTATTCAGAAGGCCCATGAGCGCAGCAGCCGCGAAGAGATCCCGCATTTCTTGAGGTTCCTCTAGTTGTTGCCGTTCGTAATCGTTTAGCGCCTTCAACGCTTCACTCGATGCCGACTCAATTTCTGAGAGAGCCTCAGCCATCGCGTCGGGTTCGCTGTTACCGTTCGCCTCAACTTCAACGATCCTACTTAGATGTTTTCTGACCATATACAGACTCATCATTCCCCCCTTATTGGTTCACGATCCGCCGACAGATCGACAGGCGCATCGTAAAAAGGATCATTCCCCGCACCGAGCAGCAGGACCGCCACCAGGCCGAATACCGCCGCCAGTGCAAATACTTCGAGGAAATCTGATAGAGTAAGTGACGCCATGATGCTAGAACCTCCATTTCTAGTCTGATGGTGAGGGAGCCGGGAGGGTTGCAGCCCTTCCGACTCCCGACTATCTTACTTGACGATATCGAGCAGCTTTCCCGCCTTGGTTTCGAGATCTACCCGCGCATCCGTATGCTTGAGGCCCCGCGCATACGCTGTAATGCCGTTGATGATATCGAGCAAGGACCGCGCCCCGCCCTCTTCTTGATCCGCAGCCGCTACCGCCGATTGAGCGACGGAGGAAGTAAACCCGCGATCTTTCAGCCACCGCTCTACACTATCGCTTTTGGCGTGGGGGAGTTCATACGCCGCAGCCTTCTTGATGGTTTCCACCGTGTTGTAAGTGGACTCCTCAGCATACCGCTTGAGATACCGCGCCCCCTCATAGGCAAACCGTTCAGGCGCCCCGCCTGTATGCCGGATCTTGAGTTCCTTAACCTCCGTTGCGCCCCATATGATCCGATTATCACAGACATGATCGTACAAGAACGTGGTAAGCCCGAATGTCGCCGCGCCCACTTCACTATTCCAAGTGAAGAACCCACGGAAATACCGACGCCCAGCCACTTCGACTTGGGTGTTAGGATCGACCAAGAAGATAAACACATCCCTATCAGACGCATATAACGTGGTAGCGCGCCGAGGGTTGGAGGTAGCATAGGACGCCGCTGGAATCTGCCAACGACCATCCCCGTTGACCCGCTCCACAGCGTTGACCACATCGAGGTCCCATATTCTCCCGTAGGACGTTGACGTTACCGCCCTCAATTCATTGTGTCCGTTGGTTTGCCCCAGGATCAGCGCATTTTCCCGCGCCGCTCGATTCTCTAGACACCATTGCAGGTTGATAGCTGCCAATTCAGCCGGGAGGGTTCGCAGGTATCCAGCAGGAGACTTTGCCAGCCCCGCGAATTGACCGAAAGAGTAATTACTGAAATCAAGCAGGTTGCTTTCACCCTTTGAATTATTCCAGACTTGCAGCTTGAGGCCATCGGATTCAGGAACCACGCGACAAGACGCCGCAGACTGTTGAGTGGTCCAACTTTCCCGCTTGCGCTGCTCCACCGCTTGCTTGAGATCCGCGAGCGATAGGAACCGCTCATCATCGGGACGGTTGCGCCACTGGGTTGAAGCCTCAGTCAGGACGGTTGAAATAGTGGATTGCATGGGCCTACCTCCATTAGGTTGTACCGGGTAGCGTTGCAGCGCCAGCACCGGCGATTTGTGATGGTGCGCCGAGAGAATCCCGCGCACTGTTGAATGTAATATAGTTGCACCGCGTAGCAATGTCAAGAGATATTTTCAAGAATGCAAGAAATATTTTCCGCATTTTTGCTGCCGCTTTGAAGTGGTACCTATACCAGTCATTAGCCACCACAGGCGCGCCCTTCTTTGTCGCATGAGGGAAGAGGAACCTGCTTGACGGCTTGCCTTGTTCCTCATACATGACCGTCAAAATTTTGACGCCCTCTTGCGGTATGGCAACGATACGCGCATGTTGGCCCTTAAATCCAGGGATGCGAAAGGCCGAGAGATCCCACAGCAGCCAATCCCACCGGAGCGAGAAGAACTGACCGCACCGCAATCCGATCAGCACCGCGAGCCGCATTGTACGCAAGTCGCGTCTCACAAGTTGCGCCTGCAATGCTGCCTCTTGTTCCGGGGATAAGATAACCGGACTCACCGATTTCGGTTGGTCAAATTTGAAGTGTGCCACAGGTCGATAACCCAACTCCGAGGCAGGACAACGCGCCGCATGGCATGACGCAAGCATTTCAGATAACTCTCCATCGAAGCGCACCGGCAGTTGATGCGAGGCCGCAGCCTTCTTTGCTTTCTTCTTCATGGCCCCATCATGCCGCGCGACAAGACTCATTGCAATCTGTTTTCCTTTTTTTGTTGACTTCTGTATTTTTGGAGCGTAGTAGTGCATCCCATCGCATTGCATCACTCACATAAGGAGGATCGAGCGCATATGCCCACTACTGAATTAGTGCCTCTCACGACGAGGCTAACCCCTAACCTTTTAATGGAGATGCGCGTTTATGCGGCCACGCACGGAGTCAGGCTTGAAGTCGCGTTTGGGCTTGCCGTCAGCGAATTCCTCGCCAATCGCAGCCCCAAGCGCAAGCGAAAGTGATTTCCTCACGATCCGCGAAGCGGCCCAATACCTCAAGGTGGGCCGAGCGGCGATTGACGAGGCAATTAGAAGGAAGCGATTGCCGGTTGTGCAGCTAACAGCATCCCGGCGCGCATTGCGGATTTACCGGCCCGATCTTCTCAAGCTCAGGGCAGGAGTGCAGTAACCCATATGGAGGCACGAATGGGACACACGTTACATGGGGCACGTATCCACGTTTGCAATGTTTGTCGTTATTGGTCAGTCATCCCGCCTGATTTCGCCGGTGATCCAGTGTGTCCCAGGTGCCTCTATGAGGATATCCTGAAGAATGAACCGCCCCCGCCGTGGGTTGCTACCCTTTGCACGACCGCCAAAATCAGCGCGTTGTTTGCCGCCGCACTCCTTGCAGGGATTGTGATTGGCACGGTGTATGCGCGCGTGATGGGCTAAACGAGGTCCATTTGTGCTGCCTCCGCACAGTGGGACCTTGTTTGCTGCCGATTCTTTCGGGAGTCGGCAGTTTAGAAGGCCTCAGTACCCATAACCACACACCAAGGAGGGAGTGCATGTTTCAAGCACGGATTAAGGGTAAGCCCCGCAGAGGATTAGGCGCAGGATCGGCTAAAGGGATGGCAAACCGTTTTGTGAAGGCGTTAAACGCGGGACTGATGCCGGATCGGACGCAGCCAGGACAGGGCGGCAGGATTATCAGAGTCGGCAAAGCGGAAGGGTTGAAGTAATCACACAAGGAGGATTCATGCAGGAAGTTATGGAGAAGCCAGTTACAGACGAGCAGGAAGCGGCGCAACGGGTGATTGAAGTAATCAATGTGGCGCCCAAGGCTATCAAAACCGAGGAGCAATACACCGAGGGGATGTTGTGGCTCAAAGGGGTTGTGGTTCGCCGGAAGAAGATCGAAGAGTTTTTTGAATCCCTAAAGGCCCCGATCCGTAAGGCGTTGAAGGCCGTACAGGACAAAGAGAAAAGCATTCTCTCTCCGCTGGAAGAGGAGCAGGCAAAACTCAAGAAACTGACCGGCGATTACTACATGAAGAAGCTGGAAGAGGAGCGGAAAAAACAGGCAGAAGAAAACCGCAAGCATCAAGAAAAGATTGATGCCGCTATCGCAAAAGGGAAGGACCCTATCACGGTAGCCCCACCAAAGGTCATCGAAAAGACCCCGCCGAAGTCCATCACGACGGACAACGGAGGTCCCGGTATCACGATGCGCCTGATTAAGAATTGGCGCGTGGCGAAAGCTCCACAGTATTGCCAGCAGAGCGAAACGAAAATTTATCGATGCGATCATCCAGAATTGCAAGCGATTCCCGATCAATGCTGGGTACTCGATACCGCACGCGCTAACGTGGTCGCCAAGTCGGGCATGTCGCCGGCCTTGGAATTGTATGACGTACCCAGCCAAGCGGTGAGGTAGAAATGGGCCTGATAGCGGAAACCTATAAAGACATTCGCGGGTATCGGCACCAAGAAACGTGGAAGTTTTACCCCGCAACGGGTGCCGTGCTGGATCTTCTTTATCCACCAAAAATGGAATGGATCGATCAGGCGTATCTAGACGAAGGGACGCGCTGCCATGCCGATATGAAATCGGCCTGTGATTGGTTTATCGCCAATGGTGAATGGCCGACTTCTAGTAATCATCGAGTCCGAGCCTTAATTAAATGCCTGCAAGATCATGAACTAAAACCGCTAGAGGCAGAGGTAACTAGGTGCAGCGATGTATACGGACACGCCGGCACCCCAGATGCCTTCTTAGGTGATGGCTACGCAACTGTGTTGCCTGATTGGAAGTTTGCGGAATCGTTAGATGAGCGGTACCAAGACCAAATTCAAAGCTATCAGGCGTTTTTCCCTTCCGCCATTCCACGATTAATGCTGTTTCGTGTGGATCGTGACGGCAATGTATTCCCGCGCAAGGTCCAGCGCAACCAAAAACAATGGACTCTGTTCCTTAATGCTCTCGCATGCCTGAAATTCAGGCTGAGATAACCCAGGAGGCTACATGACCGCATTGGTAGACCAGCGCCGCGCCCTCGTACCGAAGTGGACGAAAGACCAAATCGAACTGATGAAGCGCACGATTGCCAAGGGCACGACAGACGATGAATTCAAGATGTTTCTCTATACCTGCAAACGCACTGGGCTGGATCCGTTTATTAAGCAAATCTACGCAATCAAACGTTACGATTCTGAATCCGGTGGCTACATTATGGGGGTTCAGACCGGCATTGACGGCTACCGCCTGATTGCCAGCAGGACCGGCGAACTCGCCGGCATCGATGCGCCAGTGTTTGAAGTCGATGCCAACGAAACCTGGCACCCTGCTACCGCTACCGTGACCGTCTACCGCATGATGAACGGAGAACGGATGCCGTACACCCATACCGTGCGATGGTCGGAATACTACCAGAAGAAGAAGGACGGAAGCCCTACCCGCATGTGGAGTGCGGAAGGCATGCCATTCAATCAGCTAGGGAAATGCGCCGAGGCCGGCGCGCTCCGTAAAGCGTTCCCTTACGACTTGAGCGGATTAACGACAGCCGATGAATCCCCCGTTATCGACATAACGGGAGCCGATGGTGTCTCAGGCGCCGCGCCACAAGAGCCGCAGCGCGCCGACACGAAGGCGGAAGAACTCTACACCGGCCAGTTAGTAGCGTATGACGCGAAGAACCCGCAACGGAAAACCCCACACCGTTTCACTTTCCGCGTAGATGCTGGGGGAGACATTCAAGTATCGGCCTTTGAAGCCCCAGCTTGCTTGAAGGCAGGAGAAGCCTTGATCGGTAAAAGGTTCCAATTCTCCTATGAGGAGAAACCGAATCCGCGAGGAGGCGAACCGTTCAGGAACTTGAAACATGCCGCGCTGGAAATCCATGACATGCCAGCCGAAGAACCGGCAGAACAACCGAAGGCCCCAGCCGAGAAACCCAAGGAGAAGCCAGCCGAAAAGCCGTCAGGCCCATTGGCCGAGGCGCAAATGAAAGCCTTTGCCGATCTGGTGGCATTGATGGACAGCGCAACGAGCCTTGAGGAGATCCAAGAGATCTACACCGGGACAGTACAGAAAAATTGGCATCGATGCGCGGTATCCCAACGGCAGGAATTAAGCACGCTGTATGGGAAGAAGAAGAAGGATCTAGGGGGAGAAGAGTAGGTAAGCAGGGGTGATGCTTCGCGGTATCACCCCACCCACTTTCTAATGGAGGTAGAAATGGGCAGGTTTCCCGAACGGTTTGAGATCTTTTGGGGGTTATACCCCGCACGCCAAGGGAAAAAACTTGGCAAAGGGCAGGCGTACAAAATGTTCCAGCTATTATCAGAGGAGGACCAGGTTTTATGCTGCCGCGCGGCAGGCGTCTACGGTGAATTCTACAAACAAACGCGCAATCCCAAGGTCTTTGTGCCTGAACCGCGTGATCCGATCCGCTTTCTTCGTCATGACTGGTGGCGGGATTGGTTGACACCCCAAGAGGTTGCGCCGCAGCCTTGTCAATTCCGCAGCATCACGTACCCTTGTCACGATATGGCCGAGCCAGGGGGTACGCATTGCACGAAACATCGCCTCTTCTTAGAGAAGCAGAGGAAGCGGATCGAGGAGCGCGAGCATGGACACTGAATTAGGCCGCGTGCTGTGTATTGAATGCCGCACGATGAAAACGGGAATCGTGGGATGGTGCGAGCGGGACGTATGCGCGGATTGTTGGGGGAAACACGCCAAAGCATGCAGCCTGTGCCGAGACTCGACCTTTGCGATCAAACCCAAACGGACCAAAGAAAGGCCGGGAACATGACCGACGATCACGACTGGGTAGATCAGATGTTACGGGATGCCCTGAAGCAGCCCGATTCAATCAACTTTGAGGAATTCGACGTAGAGTTTGAGGCCGTCAAAGCATTTTTCGCGCAGCGCAATGGGCGCGCTGTGATTATCGCGTGCGCGTGCCTTGCCTTAGCCACGGTCTGCCTCAATGGGTGTTCTGCTATCAAGATCAAGAAGCTCGATGATGAGGACACTGAGAAGATGCGGGATCTAGTCAATTCCCTCGCAGGGATACTCCCGCAGAATTATTTCACCTATCTCCCGGCAACGATTGCCGGCTTGCTATTAAGGAGCGATGAATAATTATGCCGATCGACAATCAAACATCCACCCCAGTAGGCGTTGGCGCTGTCACGATTACGAGACATTTGCCTTGTCCGTTGACCCTTCCACGAAAAATGGAATTGCTCGATGAAATGGCCTCGCACAATCAGGAATACAACCGATTGGAGCGGCACAAGAAGGAGCTAGTAGACAACACGACTAAGGCGATGAAGCACCGCAAGGCGCAGATGGATAAGATTTCAGATACCGTCGCGCAAGGGATCGAAATGAAGCCAATCATTTGCCGGAAGGAAATCGATTACATCCACGGACGCATTACTGTAATCCGCGAGGATACTGGGGAAGTGATCGAGGACAGGGCACTAGAAGAAGGAGACATGAAGCAATGACCTACATCGTCGGCATCGATCCAGGGCTAACCGGCGCGCTGGCCTTCCTGAACCCCGATGGGACATTTCTTACTCTGTTCGATATGCCTGTTATGCCGAACGGCAAAGGGAAGGCGAAGGTACAGAATCAAATCAATAGTGCAGCCGTGGCGCAGATATTCAGACGAGCAGATATCCCCATGCGAGACATGTGCGGCATCATCGAGCAAGTGCAGGCGATGACCAAGCAGGGGGTAAGTAGTGTGTTCAGCTTCGGGGATACCTATGGTGCCTTGCGAACCGTGCCGGCCGTACTAGGGATTCCCCTTACCCATGTCCGGCCGCAAGCGTGGAAGAAACGCTTTGGACTGATCGGCGCCGACAAAGACAAGTCCTTGCCCATTGCTCAAGGGCTGTTTCCTACGGCAGAATTGCACCTGAAGAAGCACCACAACCGCGCCGATGCGTTACTGATTGCGCGGTATGGGTGGGAACAGATGAGGACTCTATGAAGCCGACGAACGATGAGCAGCTATCCAAGCTACCGAAGTACGCCAGCGATGAAATCGTGGCACTGAGGCGACAAGTTGACAGTCTGAAATCTGAATTAGTCGCGCAGCAAGGAGCAACCCCGACCAAAGTCAAATGGGGGTGGGAACTGAAGGGTGAGGCGTTCGGCTATTTGAAGGATGACGAGACGGTGTTCTTTTCGGTGCCTCGTGGGCGGTATATGAGCAAAATTAGAGTGACGATGAAGCGTGACCAGAACGGCATC